CCTAGGTGTCCGTCCGTCAAGGGGCATTAGACCCCTCTGGCTGGTCCTAGGAAGCCTTTTGACGGCGGGAGCGTAAGAAGACCGCCACCCCCACCCCTAGGCACCCCACGGCCAAGGCCCAGCCAAGGTCGCGGACGGCCTTCAGCGCCAGGGTCGCAGCTGAAAGACCCTGTTCGACGGTGGCCGAGTCGGACTTGATGCCCGCGTCCGTCACAATCATGACCAGGGCGTCCCGAGATTGGAGGGTGTCGAGGACGTAGCCGGAGATGTAGGCCGACGACAGGGCCGACACGCCAGCGAAGACGGTCAGCAGGCAGACCGCCAGCAGCAGGTTAGCGCTTCCGCTTTCCTTTGCCTGGGGCTTTGTTTTTGCCATGGGGTTTCTTTGCGGGGCCGACCTCCGCGTCTCCCTTGTTCTTGATGTAGCGCATCAGGTAGTCGAGGCACTCAGGGGCTGCGTAGCCGGCGGCACCGACGACGCCCATGCGGAGGCCCGGGCTTTCGATGTGATCCGTGATGGCGTAACCGACCAAGGCCGCGGTGATGGCGGCGGCGAGGACGCGGCGCACAACCCAACCCACGGAGACCGGCTCCTGCGACAGAAGAAGTCGAGCCGTCATGGCTAGGCCGCCGAGGATGGACGCAATGACGCCGTCCTTCAGTTCCTTCGGGAAGGACTCTGGGTCGATGGGCGGAGGGGGAGGGCTCATTTGCGGAGGACGGTGGACAGCAGGCAGATGTTAGCGATGGAGTAGCAAAGCCACATGACGGCCAAGGCAGGGCGATGGGCGAAGAAGCAGGCGATGCCGGCGGAGAAGTAAGCAAGGGAGGCAATGCCAGGGACGACGATGGTCGTGAAGGTCTCCGTGGTCATGTGATGCGCGGGGGCTTGGCGTTAGGGGCGAGGACCACCTTGCGGTAGTTCTGAGCCCAGAGGAGAGCGGCGAGGTCTTTGCCTAGGCGGTCAATCTCGGCCTCGGGTTTATCCGGGAAGGTCAGGTGGCCTTGCTCATGGCAGAGCACTTCCAGCTGACGCTTGGCTCCGAGACGCGGGTCAATCTCGATGAGGTTCTCGCCGATTGTGGCCTGACCCCATGCCTTCTCCTTGCCGAGTTTCCGCCAGACGACCTTCACTTTACTTTTGCGGCGGCTCATAGGGGGCGTTGGCGCTGTCGCGTACTCGGTCCCAAAGCCAATAGATGCCAAGGCCAGCGGCCAAGGCTAGAGTCCCGCCGGCGATGTAGGAGAAGTACTCAGAGTCGACGACGAAGGGGAAGGCACCGATGGCGGCACCCGAGAGAAGCAGGGGGAGACCTACCTTGGGGCCGACGAAGGCCGTGGCGATGGCACCGATGACGGCTATGCCTACGCCTGCGAGCGTCCAGAGATTAGCAGAGGCTTCCCGCTTCACGCGCTCAACCTCGGCGGTCAGCTCGACAATGCGGGCGTCCTTTAAATCAGACACCCTCTTGGCTTCAGATTGGTCGGCCTGAACCTTTAGCCAGGATGAGTTGATTTGGCCAAGCAGTTTCTTCCCGAAGGCGGTGGCGTCGGCTGCTTCCTTGGGGTCGGCCTTGATGGCACGGGCCCGGGCGACGGCGAGCTCTCCGGCCTCGACGGGCGGGAGGAATGAAAGGGCCACGGTGGCCTCGGAGCGGACGACCTCGGGACGGTCGGCCATTTCCCGGACGATGGTGACGGACGCGGCGACCTTCTGATCGGCGGTATCCCATTGTTTGCCGACGGTGGCGACGATGCCCTCGGAGGTCGGGGCGTTCGGCTGCTCAGGCAGGGCCTTCGGGGACGAGGCACACCCGTTAGCCAGGAGCGAGACGCAGATGGCTAGGAGCAGGCGCACGGGTCATCGGCCCTTGAGGACGTCGAGGATACTGCGGGCCTTGTCCAACTTGGCGGACTTGGCGTTGCGGACGCCAGCGTAGAAGCCACCAGCGAAGGCGACGGCGATCAGGAGCAGGGTAATCATGGGAGGAGTTCGACTTTAACCAGCGGGCCGAGGTCGACGGGCGTCTGCGGGGTGGCGAAGGTGACGGTGATTTCGGACTCCGACAGGGTGACGGCCTGCGAGCCGTCAAAGGACGGGAACAGGGCGTAGAGGACAGCAGGAGGGCAGGACGAGTTATCCAGTTTGCCCAGCAGATAGGTGATGCGGTAAGTTGTCATTAGTCTGCGAACTCGAAGTGGAGATTATAGATGGAGAACGAGGTATTCGTTCCCGTGATGATGGCCGCGTTCTGGGATTCCATCACAAAGAACGAAGCACTTGACGTTCCTGACGCAGAGGTCGGGCCTGCCGTGGTCGTCGCCTCCAGCGTGTCGTTGATGTAAAGTTGCACTGTTCCAGCGCCGTTAGAGACGATGCGGATGTCGCAGGTAATTGTGGTAGTCGGAACGAATGACGAAGACGTGGTGACTGCCGTTAGGGTCGTGCCGTTGTGGACGATGAGTTGCATCGCATTGGACGCAGTCATCCTGATGCCGACGCTCTGAAGGGTAGGGTCGCCCGGAGAGGCGGCGGCCTTACCGAACGTGACGCGGATGATGCTGTTGGCGTCTGACGCGGCAGCGTTGCGGGAAAAGCGGAAAGTGGCCGTGAAAGCCTTCGCCCAATTCCAAGCACCACTTCCTCGATTGATGCCACGTTGTGCGGACGCGAAAAAGAAAGAGCCGATGCCGTAGCCGACCGCAGTCGTAGGAGCCACGACCGCGTAACCCCCAGACGACAGGGCGGCAGACGCCCCCGTTCCACTGGTCGCCGCTGTCATCGAAGCAAACTGCACGAACGAGTGACCACTCCGCTTGTCAGCCCAGTAAGCCGAAGCAGGACTCATCGTAGTCGTCGTGCTGGACCCCGTCTGGGCCTGAGCGTTAGTCGCAAACGCCGGTACCGCCGCCGTCACGAACGCCGTGGTCGCAAGGGCCGTGGTGTTGTCGCCAGCAGTCTGCGTGACCGCCGTCGTGCCAGTCGGCAGGGAGGGCGTGCCCGTGAAGGTCGGGCTTGCGAGGTTGGCCTTCAGATTCAGCGCGTTCTGTAGGTCGGTCTGCGTCGAGAGCGTGCCGGTGATGTCGCCCCAGGCTACCGAGGTCGCAGGGGTGACGCCGCCCACGTTGACCACCCAAGAGGCGTATGTACCCGACCCGGTGTGGTTGTTAACGTCCACGGTCAGGACGCCAGTGCCGGAGTTGTACGTCAGCACCTCGCCGTGCATATGATGCGACGCGTCGTAAGAAATCGTGATGTTCTGGGTCGGCGTGTACGAGAGGCCAGTGCCGATCGTGAAGGTCTTGTTGCCGTTGCTGATCGTGTTGCTCGTGGTCGAGCTAGTCAGGTAGCGGTCGCCGAACGCCTGGGCCTTGACGTAGGCCGTGGTAGCGATGGAGGTATCATTATCAGAGGTCGCCGGGGTCGGGGCGGTGGGGTTGCCGGTGAAGGCAGGGGACGCGAGGGGAGCGTAGCCCGACAGGTCAGGGGTGACTGCCGCCGTGGTCTGGATCGTCGAGTCCGGGAAAGTGATGCCCGTCGATGTGACAGACAGCTGGCTGCCAGTCGTTTGGACGGTTAGGCCGCCGTATTGCAAACTGGCGTTTTGGGTCGTGTCTCCTGTCAGTTCAACCCCAAAGCCGAAGCCACCCATCTCGGAGTCGGAGGTAGCATCAGCTAGGGTAATCGCAGTCGGCGAAATGTTGATTGTATCGTCGGTCGAGGTTCCGTTATCGAAGTTCCTGATGCTTAGGCCGCCCGTGCTTGCCGTGTAGTAAAGCTCACTGCCACTTGTTGGGTAGCCGGGAACATTGCCATCGTAGGTCGGGTAGGTTGAGAAACTGATGCCGGACTTGTTTAACGTGAAGGACTCGCTTGAAACAAAAAAGGTGCCGCTTCCGCTGTCATCGTATGAAGCATTAAACAGGCTTAGGGCCGGGGCGTTATTAACTGCGGTCGTGTTGAAATAGGTGTAAGTCTCGGACGGATTGGCTGCACCCGTGGACATATTGACGCTTCGGAACGCAACGTTATTGGCCGACCCGAGGCTAAGGTTTGTGCGCGCCGTGGTGGCGTTGGCTAGATCGGAGAGATTGTTCGCCTTGACCACATAGGCCGACAGGTTGACGGTAGTCCAGTCCGTGTTGTAATTGGTGCCGTCAATCTTCGTGAGGAACTGGCCAGCCGTACCTCCAACAGGGACGCCAGCACCCGTCGCACCCGTCGCACCCGTCGCCCCAGTAGCACCCGTAGCCCCAGTCGCACCCGTAGCCCCAGGGACGCCGACGCCGACCGTCAGGATAGCAGGGGCCGTTGCCCCGATGGTCGCTTCAACCGCTCCAGGGATGGTAATCGTAAGGGCCATGAAATTAGACGGTGGTTACCTGACCGATGACGTCGAGGCGCATCGTGTCGGAGTAAAAGATGGAGTCGTTGTTCGTGAACTTGATGTCCCAGCGGGCCGTGCCAATCGCCCAGTCCCCGGTGTCGCCGTCGTACTCAGCCGTGAAGGACAGGCCATTGCCGGCCACCACGGTCACTAGCTGGAACTCGTTGCGGTCCGCGTCGATGATGGTCGAGGTGACGGTCACGCCGATCAGGTTGGCAAGGCCGCCCGCTTCAGGTGTATAGACAACAGCCGCCCCAAAGGACGTGCCGCGCTTAAAGGTGACGGTGTTGCAGCTCATCGGGTCTTAATCTTGCCCCAATTGGAAGGGGTAGGGGGGGTGGGGTGGGTTAGGGGAAGGCTTCCAACTTCCCTACTGAAACTATGTCGCCTACTTCGGACGGTGAAGCCTCTTGTTGAATATACGGGGACGTGCAAAATTCGGAAGTTAAGGTTACGCTTCCGGCGGCAAAGGTCATCTCTTCTCCAATAAGCTCTAATCCTACTTCCACGGTAAAAGGTATCGGAGGAAGCCCGGGACCGCCCTGAGTGAAAATCTCATAACCTTCATCAGGGCCAAGAGGGGTGCTTACCATCTTAGGATGGTTAACGGCAACACTTCTTGTGCCATAATTGGCAATTCTGATAAGTCCGCTGCCATCGGCTGCCGACTTCAATCCGCTTATATAGGTCGAGTTAAAGGCAGAAATATCGGTGTCCGGGTCCCATGTATTCCTAGCGTAAGTGCAACGAAGTTTGCCCCAAGTCGACCGTGAAGCTGACCCTCCAATCAATACGCTCATCAGACGCGGGCGAAGTAATAGGTCGCCGTATTATCACCCATCTTGATGCGGTCACCCCAAAGCGACCCGGTGATGTATTGCGTGACGGTAGCGCCGTTGACCGAGGCGACGCGGACATATCCTTCGGAATCCGTATCCGACGGAAGCGATGAACCGATGTTCCATTCAAAGCCGGATGTGTCCGGGAATACCACGTCGAACGGAACCTTGAGCCATACCTCGTAGTAGTCGGTGCTGACCGTGATTTCGTCGTCGATGTTGCCAGGCGTGACGTTGTTGACCGTGCCCGAAACGATAGAGTAAGTGGACATTCCGCCAGTTGTCTGGACGTGGATGACATTGAAGGGGTGACTTGACGACTCGTCGGTACAGCCATCAACCTCAAGGTAAGAGGGCTGCGAGGAGGTCCAATCAGCCGGGCCGACGATGTCGTAGTAATAGTTTGTCGTGGCCGCGGTAACGCCTTCAAGTTGTTCCTTGAGGCTGATGTTACAGATACCGCTCCAGTCGTCCGCTTGGTTGACGTAGTAGGGGTCGTACTCCTCGTTCAGCCCTTCGACGTTCATCAGGGTAGAGCCGTTGAACAAGACAGGAACCGACATATCAATGGACCCTACGACGTGCTGATCTACCGCGTAAGTCGTCGATGGGATTTCAATGCTATTATTGATGATATCCGGGACAGCGACCGCAGTGTTGGCAAGGCCGTTGATGTAGGTGATGTCTAGGCTATCCTTCCCGGAGACAGTTACCGATGAATTGCCCTTCAGGCTTTGGATGGCTTTCAGCGCGTTAGCCAGGTTCCACTGGAATTGCCCGCTAAGGTTGCCGCTGTTAAGGGGGTTGAAAGGGTCGAAAGGGTCGGTCGTGTCGCTGGTGAACCCTGGCTCATATTGCAGCTGAAAGCTCCCTGACTTCTTCATGTCAGGCGGCAGGGTAATCCGGTGAACTTCGTTGCTAGTGGCCGTGGCCGCGTGGAGCACTTCAATCTGCGGGGTTGTGATCGCAGGGACTTCCGAGTTAATGATAGCGATGACCTTAACGCTGTACCCAATTTTAACCGGGTTAAAGTAGGTCGTGTGGCAGTTTCCGAAATCACCATCAAGGCCAGTCGAGGCCGCATCATAGCCGGTCATCTTCTGGACGTTGTGTTTATTGACGTAAAGGGAAGGCCCAGTCTCGCTGAAAATCTTTGAATAGAGGGCGTTGTCGGATGAAAAAATTGCGACGAACGGGGTGTTTTGCTGAAGCAACGATGAGGTGGTTTCGGCGCCGTCAAAGTCCAGCTTGCAGATCGTGACGTAGTATTCCCCAGATGAAGGAAGCGCGTAGTAACCGCCGTCTTCCATCCATGGGCTACCGGCCTGACCTCCATTGGTGGCCGTGATACCTGGGCGTACGGCCACCTTGTTGATCCAAACTTGCCGAGTATCCGTATAGGCTCCTTTGTAGATAAGGGGCATATTGCTCTGCGTGAAGTTAACGGCTCCGCAGGCGATACGAATATATTGCTGAGAGCCTACGATGACTGTCTCGACCTTAAACTGCTGAAAGTCGTTACCGAACTCAGGAAATGGCGCGCCGTTAATGTCCGGGAAGGGCGGGAAGGGCGGGAAGTTTGGGAGAGAAATACCGAATAGAAATGAGTCGCCAGGGCTGGACGCGTACGGCTGATTGATGTCCAGGGATATGCCTTGGCCAGACGATACGAAGTTATAACCGTTGCCGGGTTGAAGACTCATTTTCAGATGTTGATATACACCTTAGAGTCCCAGCCGTTTTTAGCGTACCTGATTTCGTACATGACCTTATAAAGTGATCCAAACTCCTCGACATTAACCTGTGATAAAAGATTTTTATTCCCGATTCCAGCAGCCGTGCCAACTACAGCCCAATCGGGCAAGAGTTCCCAAGATCCCCAAGAAGTTGTTGAGGTGGCTTTATTTAGATAGCCAATAATATCAATGACGTATGATGCCTCGAGCACATAGATGACGCCAGAGTAAGTCGAAGTCGTGGAAAGGTAATTGGTCCTTCCGTAAAGACTGGGATAGGTTGGATTAACGAAGCCAATGAATCGCCCGCCCGTTTCGCTTTCAAAGCAGGCGCCGTTTGCTCCAACATATGACTGCTTCTTATTCCACTTCATCGTCTGCGCGGTTCCGTCGCTATTATAACCAGTGATGATGCTAACGAAATCATCCTTGTCCTTAATTTCAACTAATGGCCCAAGGGGTGAGGGACTGTAAGCAGTGCCGGCAATGACGGAAGAATACCCATCGGCGGCGACAAAGAAATTAGGGTGGGTCGTGATGTTCTCCGTGGTCAGGCCGTTGGCCGAAGAGGTGTTAGGGTTACTGAACTCCCCGCCGTTCACGGACGAATCAATGCCGACATAATCTACCGTCAGCGTTGCGATATTTAGGCTGTCCCAACTGACCTTCCACTTGTCGAGCTTGAGGTAAGAGTAGGCGGGGTCGGGGTGGGCGTCGCCCTTGACGGCAAACGCGTCGATGTCGAACGTGGTGTCACATTTGAAAACAGTCGTGGAGGTGTTGAGGCCGAAGCCGTCATTCACTACTGTCCAGCCTGGCTGGAGTACTGGGGTGGTCAGGTCGTCCCCATTGATTACGATAGCCATAAATTAGAGTGCACCCCTTAGAAGGGCGGCGCGAGAAGGTGAAGTGGATTTGGTAAAGTCGGCAGGGACGCTGCCGTTGGGGCTGGCGATCTGCTGGAGCAGGGCGGTCTGCTTGCGCTGCTCTTCGAGCTGGGCGTTCATGGCCTCCATCACCGGGTTGGCGCCGACGCCGACGACGTTGGAAAAGCCCTCGGGGCCTTTGAAGGTGGTGGTGGTAGGGGTCTTGTCTTTTGCTGACCCTGGTGCAGTACCCATTTCAGACCTAATTATATCAAGAACGGCTTTACGGATTTCCAGATTCTTAACGGAGTAAGCAAGCACTTGTTCTTCTCCGCTTGTGCCAGGCATAAGACTACCGCGAAGTTCAGCCTGTGCGATGCCCGCAACGGTACCACCGCTGAGTTTTTTCATAATCTCAGAAGTGCGTGGATCGTTCTTAAGGAAATCTTTGATTAGTTCTTCTTCACCCATCTGGGCCTTCCCGCGAGAGCCTTCGGCTTCACGGCGTTTCTTTTCTGCGGCAAGATAACGAGCCTCGGCGCTGATAAACTTAGATTCTCCAAGCTCAGCAAAAGCGAGGGCTTCGGCCATGTTCTGGCGCTGTTTCTCAAAGCTTGCCTGAATGCTTTGGATGGCCGCATTGACCAAGGCCATGGGCGCAAGGAAACGCAGGAAGATGTCTTTAAATCCTGTCCCAAACTTCTTCTGGATGTCGTCGACCTGCTTCCCAAAGGATACCGTGGCCGACTTAGCCTTGTCCATCGCCTGCGGGACGTCCGAGGTGGTCTTAATGTTTACTGTCAGGTCTTGGGCCATCGTCAGGGTGTTTCCTTTGCAGGATTGGAAGCGGGGGCCGCCTTTTCCTTGGCTTCCTCCTCGGCCATGAAAGCTTCTTCCTCGGGCGACATGATTGCCACGTCGGCACCCTTGGAGATAGCCAGGGCGGAGTTGAGCCAGATGGCCTGACACTCCGGCATCTCCCACGCCTGCTTGTAGTCGATACCTGACGCAGTTAAATTGGCGACAATCGACAGCGGCCAAGGCACGCCCTTGCTTCCTCCGCTAGACTTCTTCGTCTGCTCCCAGAACTTCGGCCAGTCCTGCACTAGGATGTAGCCGGCAAAGGCTTCCAGCATGGCCTCGAACTTGGCAGGGTTTCGGGCAAGGTGAAGCATCCGCAGCTGGTCACGCCAGCCAATCTCGCCCAGGGGTTCTTCAGCGCACACCTGACAGGCGAAGATTAGATCGGCAGGGGTCACGCCGCGTGAGCCTGTCACCAGCGGGGAGTCGAAAGCCATCAGCCGCACCCGGTACTTCAGGCACCAAGGGTACATGGAACGACCCAGCAGCCGAAAGGGCGCCGGGTCGATGAAGGCAGAAAGGAACCTCTTATCCATGCAACCGATACTTGCCTAAGCCGAAGCCAAGGCAAGTGGCAGTTACATCGAAATACCTTCGTAGTCGATAGCCGTCACGGTGACCGCGGTAAAGCCCTTGTTAGAGCCCTTCTCGTCAATCTTCGTGATGACTCCGCTAAACGAAACCGAGGCCGAGCCAGACGGGTAAGCGGTCTGGGCGTTAAGCGTGAAGCTAAGAGTCGCTCCTAGGACCGGCATCGATGAAGTCTTGCAGATACCTTCGACCGTAATCTCGGACTTGCGGTCGTCGAGACGATGGGTCTTGGTCAGGCCGTCTTCGTTGACCACCGTGGCCTCGGCGTTGAACGAGGAGGAGAGCGAGTAGCTCTGCACAAAGAGATTGGAGACAGTGCCCGCAACACCGTAGAGGCAAGTCGTTCCGTTAGAGATAGCGGCCATTTGTATTTGCTTGGTTTGGTAACCTTACGCGGGGAAGACCGTCAGGATGTCGAAGGTGAACGAGGTCGCCCAGGAGCGCTCGTCGATGCCCTCGTCTTCGGACTGCATGGTGACGTCATAGCAGGAGGCGTCGCCCGTGGCCGTGAAGGCCGCCTTGATGGAGGTCAGGTCACGCATATTGCCGGATAGGGCGGCACAGCGGGCGCGGTGATCGGCGAGGGTCGTGTCGTCGGCGTTCGAGAACAGGGTGATGCGGACCGAGCAGCTGAAGTTGCCTTCGCCCTCGGGAAGGTCGGACGGAGCCCGGGCGGCTTCGCAGAGGACCACGGCCTTGGGCAGGGTCTGAGTCGCGGCGCTGTCACCCGTCAGGAAGGTGACGGTGGTTAGCCCGGTCTGGGTCGAGAGGTAAGTCGCGACGGTGGCCTCGACGATGTGACGGATAGATGCAGTGCCCATAAAAGTTAGCGGCGGTTAGCCAGCTGGATGGTGGTGTTCATGTGTTTCTCGAAGCGTGCCTTCATTTGTTTGATACGGTTTGCGTAGACCAAGGGAAGCACGGAGGCGTCGACGCCAATGTTATTCACGTTGCCCTGGCTGTTGGTCACGCTCAGCTCGACGACCTTATCGTTGGCGAGGAGGCTGTTGCTTCCGCGGACCTGCGTGTGCCGGTTAATCCATGCCACCTTGAGCAGGTCGACGCCAAAGTCTTTCGGGATGCCGTTGATGACGGGCTTAGGCAGGGAGCGAAGGGCCGAGGCCCAGCCTGATTTAATCATGCCGACCATCTGCTGGCGGTCCTTGATGTATTGGGTCAGCTCGGACTTAGTCTCGACGAGCATCTTGATGGTGACTGGGCGCGTGCCCTTGCCAATGCGTCCACCGTACTTGGCCTTGATGCGGTTATGCGGAGGACGCAGATCGGTGACAAATCCCTGACCGTATTCGGTCTGGATGGGGTTGGTCGTGTTAAAGTAGTTCTTGGCCTTCTGGAACGCCCGCGTGTAGTCCTGGTCATTGGCAATCTTCCGCATGATCGGAGGGAGTCCCTTCAGTGCCTGAAGCGTACCCTTGCCGATAATCTTGTTGAACAGGCCGATGTCATTAGCCTTGGTGGCGTAGGCCAGTTGGTTTCCTAGGAGGGCCGCAGCCGAGTTGGCGTTACGGTCGTTTGCGGCAACGTAGAGCTTCTTGATGTCCCCGGCCACGGCGTTGTCGCCAGCGGTCTGGGCGGCCTTGGTCAGGCCACGGCCTCCGCCCTTTGGCAGGGGAGGGGTAAAGGTTGCCGCGTCTTGGCAGGCAAGGGCGGCTTGTTCAAGCGCCGCGTCCCGCATGGTCTGCCCGGTGTTAGCCGCAAACTGACGGAGGGCCGCGATGAACTCAGCCTGAGACTTCGGACTGATGCTAACCGAGACCACCGTGGGTTACTGGTTATCGTCGATGACGACGAGCGTGATCCATGCCGACCCGGGCTTGTAGGTCTGGGTCGTGATGCGGACGGTCTTCCCGCCAGCGACGATCTTCTTCCCCTGGCCTAGGCTGGCGATGGGGACGCCTGCCGACAGTAGGGCCGCCGATGACCCATTAGAGCCGTCTGGCAGGCTCCAGGAGGCCGTTACAGCGGGCACCCTGACCGAGTACTGGGTCCGCTCGCAATACCCCCCTGCTTCGAGGACGGTCATGACGGCGGGGTCGGAGATAAGGCACTGGAAGGTGATGGCCCCAGAGTTGGCCGACCCGGCCACGCCGAAGTCCGCGATCATCTCTTTGGCGTCAGCCAGGAACTCAGAGTAGAGGCTCATCCTATCAATGCCCCGTTTGGGAACTAGGCACAAAAAAGGGGCCCCTTTCGGAGCCCCTTAAGTTCGTAGCCTTGGCCGCTATTAGGCGGTCTTGAGGCGGACGAGGGAGGTGGCGCGACCGACAGCGGCGCCGAACATCAGGGTAGCCGTGACGTTCAGGAAGCCAGACTGCTCCATGCCGACGAGCACCTGCACACCGAGACCCGTGCCAGCGTCGACAGCGTTCGAGACTTCGAAGCCGGGGATGCCTTCGGAGTCAGGCAGAGCGGAGGCGAAGGCGATGGCGTCAGGACCAGCGACCCAACCGGCGAGGTTCTCGCTGTTGGTAGCGAGGTTCGCGAACTGGTAGATGCGGGCACCGGCGATGACGCCGAGGTCGCCGTCGCGGATGATGTTCGCGCCGAGGACGTTGTTGCCGACGATCGTGGTGTCCTTGCGGAGGTCAGAGACGTAGGTGCTGTTCAGCACGGCGTAGCGAGGGGAGGGGGCCTTGGCGTCGTCGAGGGTCTTCTGGACGGCCACGAGCTCGGCGTAGGAGAGGTCAGCGCCGGAGGTCGAGGAGACGCTGTAGTTGGCGTTCGTGACCTGAGCGTTGATGACGTCCATGACCTTCTGAGCGAGACCGATAGAGGCGGTCTGGACGAAGTTGTTGACGAAGAAGTCAGCGCCGTAGTCCTTCAGGTTCGAAGGGGTGAAGCGGCTGGAAATCTTGTACTGGGTCAGGGAGACGGTCGCGGCGGTGATCGTCGCGTCGTCCTGGGTGAGGTAGCCACCGGTGCTGAAGGCACTAGCGGTCGAGGTGCCGATGAGCGGAACCTGGATAGCCATGCCGGTCGAGCCGGGACGAGCCGAGAAGACAGACGAGATACCCGAGAGGACGGGGAGCTTGTTCTGGAGAGCGGAGAGGACGCCAGCCGACAGTACGGACGGGGCGGCGGTGATGGAATTAGCCATGATGTGTAATGAGTAGTGTTAGGGGGAAATTAGAAAGAGGCCTTGATGATCGCGGAGCGATGGGCCTCAAAGTAGGCGTTGCGTTCCTTGGACCCGACAGGCAGGGCCATGAAAGCGACGTAGTGGTTGACGGCCTCGGCAGGAGCACCGTCGCCCTGGGGAAGGGCAACCGGGGTGACGCCGACAGACGCGGCAATCTTAGCGGCCTCTTTGGAGGCGCTGACCTTGGTGGCTTCAGCTTCGAGAGCGGCGGCCTTGAGGGCGGCGGCTTCGGCTTCGATGGTCTTGATGACTTCGGTGAGGCTGGCGATGGAGGCGTCCTTGACGGAGGCTTCGACCTTCAGGCTTTCGAGTTCCGCGGCGGCGCCGACGGTGAGCTTCTCGACGGTGGCACGGAGGTCATCGCGTTCGGCGGTGAGGCCCGAGAGGGCAGCCGAGGCTTCGAGCAGTTGTTCTTCGATGGTCATCTTGAGTTTGCGGGAGTTGGAAACTTAGAAGGACCGCAGGGCTTCGGAGAAGGAGTCAGCGAGACCCGTCACCAGTCCCTGGGCGGCGGCCTGCTTGCCGGAGAAGGTCTGGCCTTCCATGGCTTCGGCCTTGACCATCTTGCGCTTCATGAGGACGGCGGCTTTGAACTCGGAGTGAATCTCGTCCACGCTCTCTTGGAGGTTAGCCATCTGGCCTTCGTCAAGGGAGGTGCCTTCGATGCCGGCGCCCTTGAACTTGCCAGACTTGATGACGACCATCTTGATACCGGCCATCTCGGCGGCGGCGGAATAGTCAGGGACAGCAAGGTAGACGCCGATGCTCCCGACCGTGGCAGACTTGGAGGAGAGCACCCGATCAGCGGCGGAGGCGACCCAGTAGGCAGCGGACGCCATCTCGGTGTCGGTGTAGGCCATCGTCGGCTTCTCAAGGTTGCGGACCTTGTTGGCAAGTTCCTCGATGCCGGTGACCGTGCCACCAGGGGAGGAGACTTGCAGGGCGATACGCGTCACGTCGGGGTTCATGGCGAACGCATCGACGGCGGCAGAGAGTTCATCCACGTCAGCGGCGCCCATCATCTTCTCGATAGGGGTCAGACCTTTGCCGATCACACCGTAGACCGGGATGACGCCGACACCGTCAGCGGTGACGTAGGGCTTAGGGGCGACTCCGAAGAGCTGCGCCAGCATATCGGTGAAGCCGAACTTCTCAGCCAGGACAGCGTGGTCCTTGGCCTTAGCCGGGTCGATTAAAAGTGGCTCTCTGCCAGAAAGGCCGTTGGTGAGGAAACGCATGGGGTTAGGAATTGGGTTCGTCGAGGGATGCGGGTTCTTCGACGTCGGCAGGCTCGTCCTCGCCCATGTCAGCCTCGGTCTCTGTCTCCTCCTCGGGCGACATGATCGCAACGTCCGCTCCCTTGCGGATGGCCAGGGCGGAGTTCAGCCAGATGGCTTGGCACTCCGGCATCTCCCACGCCCGCTTCTCGGGGATGCCCGACGCGATGAGATTAGCGACGATGGACAGGGGCCACGGGACGCCCTTGTCGCCTCCCCCTGACTTGGTCTTGGACTGCTCCCAGAACTTCGGCCAGTCCTGGACTAGGATGTAACCGGCAAAGGCCTCCAGCAGGCGCTCGAACTTTGCGGGGTTACGCTCAAGGGAAAGGATGCGCAGCTTGTCCTTCCAGCCTATCTCGCCCAGCGGCTCTTCGGCGCACACCTGACAGGCGAAGATAAGGTCGGCTGGGGTGACGCCGCGGGAACCTGTGACCAGCGGGGAGTCGAAGGCATGCAGGCGGACGCGGTACTTGAGGCACCACGGGTAAAGGGTTCTTCCCAGCAATTTGAACGGCGCTGGGTCAACCTGGCTATTGAGGAAGCGACGATCCACTGCCTCAAGCCTACGCCCCTTTCGGGGGTGTCAATTACGAGTAGGTGATGCCTTCGTAATCGACGGCAGTCACTGAGACACTGGTGAAACCTTGGCTAGATCCTTTATCGTCTACCTTGGTGATGACTCCCACGAAAGACGCCGAAGCGGAGCCGGCAGGGTACGCCGACGCGGTGTTGACCGTGAAGGAGAGGGTGGCACCTAGGACGGGGATGGACGATGTCTTGGCGATACCTTCGATGGTAATCTCGGACTTACGGTCGTCCAGGCGGTGGGTCACCGTAATGCCAGATTCGTTGACGACCGTAGCCTCGGCGTTGAACGAGGACGAGAGGCTGTAGGACTGCACGAAGAGGTTCGAGACAGTACCCGCGATACCATAGACGCAGGTGGTTCCGTTAGAGATGGCGGCCATTTGTATTTGCAGGCTTTGGAATTAGGTCAGGCGGGCAGGACCACGAGCACGTCAAAGGCGAAGGAGGTCGCCCAGGAGCGCTCGTCGATGCCCTCGTCTTCGGAGACCACGGTGACGTCATAACAGGCCGCGTCTGTCGAGGTGACGAAGGCCGCCTTGATGGAGGTCAGGTCACGCATATTGCCGGACAGGGCGGCGCAGCGGGCACGGTGATCGGCGAGGGTCGTGTCGTCGGCGTTCGAGAAGAGGGTGATGCGGACCGAGCAGCTGAAGTTGCCTTCGCCCTCGGGGAGGTCGGCAGGGTTGCGGGCGGACTCGCAGAGGACCACGGCCTTGGGCAGGGTCTGGGTCGCGGCGCTGTCGCCCGTCAGAAAGGCCACGGTGGTCAGCCCGGTCTGGGTGGATAGGTAGGTGGCCAAGGTGGCCTCTACGATGTGCCTAATGCTCTTCGTGCCCATTGTACCTTTGCCCGCTTTGGTAGGGAAAGGGGCTTGACGAGGTAGGGGGCGCGGCTTTTGCTTCAGGAGTTCCACCGATGCTCTGCCAACAGGACCCAGTACTTGCCGCCTTCTTCGCCATCTTCGAGGATGCGGTACCGCGTCAGCCCAAGCGCCGTTCGCCCAAGGTTCGCCGTGGGCCTATGCTGGCCCGCCTGTATGCTGGCGAGACCCCTGCATCATATGTCTGCGAGCCCAAGGTAGACGGCCTCCGAGTCCTGATCACTGCGGACCTATCCCGACGCGTCGTGCGCTTCGAGACCCGCAACGGAAACCCGATGCCCTCCCTCGACCATCTGGCCGACGAGGTCCTCGACCTCCTGGCTGGCAAGGATGGCGTCTGGCTGCTCGACGGCGAGGCCGTGTCCGGCAAGTCCTTCTTCACCTCGGTCGGTGCCCTGCGCTCCGAGGAGTCTGCCGATGATGCCCGCGTCTGGTTGTTCGACCTTCCCTCCGTGGAGGGCGATTACAGCACCCGCCGTGCCTCTCTGGAGGCTTTGTTTGCTCAGTCCTACCCTACCTCCCTCCTGCTCATCCCTAGCGTCTCCTGCACCCCAGAAGAAGCCTTTCTCCGCTTTACCGACGAAGGCTTCGAAGGTGCCATGGTCAAGGACACCACCGCCCCCTACTCCCACGGCATCCGCTCCAGGGCTTGGCTCAAGGTCAAGGACGCCGACACCACTGACGCCGAGATCGTGGACGTGGTCGAAGGCACGGGCAAGTGCGCCGGGATGGCTGGCCATATCGTCGTGCGCTGCGGACGCCGCCTCGTCAATGTCGGCACCGGCATGGATAACGCCACCCGCACCGCCCTGCTCGCCGACCGCTCTCAGCTCATCGGCCAGACCGCCGAGGTAGACTTCCAGATGAAGACCCCGAACGGTTCCCTCCGCCACCCGGTCTTCGTCCGAGTCCGCGGAGACAAGTAATCACATCCCGTTCTTCTTGGCGGTTCGGGCGATGAACTTTTCAAGGTCCTTCTGCATCATCTTATCCCGATTGCCTAGCGCAAGGGTCAGTGTGTCTGCCGCGTCGGCGATGTAGTTGACGTTGCCGAGGAGGTTCTTGATTTGGATGAAGACCTCCTTGACGGTATAAGTCTGCGTGGCCGAGCCTAGGCCGCCGTGACGGGCCACCCACATCGTGTCTCGCAGCTTGGCGCCGAAGCGTCCGCTTGCGACGTTGGACTGCATAGGCGGCTTGAGCATCGTCAAAGCCCGAAGCCATCCGGCCTTGGTCTTGCCTACGGCCATCTGCCGTTCCCTGATATACTCATCGAGTTCTTGCTTTGACTCAACCAGGAGCCGAGGAACGCCAATCTTCTGGCCCCGCTTGATGCGTCCACCAAACTTAGCCTTAACGCGGTTGTGATGACCACGCAGGTCTCGGGCGTAGTCCTGCGTTCCGTAATCGCTTACGGCAACCGGCACGCGGTTAAGGTAGTTCTTCGCCTTCAGGAACGCCCGGTCATAGTTCTGGTCGTTCAGGATTTTTGTCATGATCGGCGAGATGCGTAAGGTCTCGATGCGAGACTTCTTGATAATCTTATCAAAGGACGCGCGGTTGTTCGTCTGCGCGGCATGGGCCAAGCTCTGGAAGACGATGGCTTTCTGGCTGTTGATATTTCGGTCCCCTACGGCCACGAAAATTTTGCGGATGTCTCCGGCCACTGCGCCTTCGCCTGCCTTCTTGGCCGCGTTGGAAAGACCTTGCCCGCCGCCTGCTGCCATCGGTGCAGTGAAGACCGCCAAGTCCTGGCATAGGAGCATGGCCTGCTTTGTGGCCGCGCTCTGGGCGTCCATGCCGATTTCGTTGGCTACCCGAGTCAGCGTGGCGTTGAAATCTGCCAGCGACTTGCGCGGGATGCTGACCTCTACCACGGCCTTGTTACTGGTTATCGTCGATGACGACGAGCGTGATCCATGCCGACCCGGGCTTGTAGGTCTGGCTCGTGATGCGGACGGTCTTCCCGCCGGCCACGATCTTCTTCCCCTGGGCTAGGCTGGCGATGGGGGCACCCGAGGACAGTAGGGCCGCCGATGCCCCCATAGACCCGTCTGGCTGGCTCCAGGAGGCCGTTACAGCGGGGAGCCTGACCGAGTACTGGGTCCGCTCCATATACCCCCCTGCTTCGAGCACGGTCGAGACCGCGGGGTCGGAGATGAGGCAGGAGAAGGTGATGGCGCCAGAGTTGGCCGACCCGGCCACGCCGAAGTCCGCCACCATCTCTTTGGCGTCGTTGAGAAACTCGGTTCCGTAGAGGCTCATCCTATACTTGCCCGGATTGGTAGGGGGCACAAAAAAGGCCCCCATTGCTGGGAGCCTCGTTCGAGCCTTGGACCGCTATTAGGCGGTCTTGAGGCGGTGCAGGGAGGTCGCGCGACCGACAGCGGCACCGAAGAGCAGCGTGGCGGTGACGTTGTAGTAGCCGGACTGTTCCTGGCCCATGAGGACCTGGACGCCGAGGCCGGTGTCGGCGTCGACAGCGTTGGCCACTTCGAAGCCCGGGATTTCGGACATCGGGAGGGCCGAGGCGACGGCGATGGCGTCAGCGCCGCAAGCGAAGCCAGCGAGGTTTTCGCTGTTCGTCGGGAGGCTGTTCCACTGGTAGACAGCGGCACCGGCGAGGGTACCGATCTGGCCGGAGGTCAGGATGCCGGCACCGAGGACGGAGTTGCCGATGATGGTGGCGTCACCGAGGAGGCCGTTGGCGTAGGTGCTGTTCAGGATGAACGCGCGGGGCTCAGCGGCCTTGGCGGCGTCGAGCACGCCCTTGGCGGTCACGACTTCAGCGTAGGTCAGGCCAGCGCCGGTGTCGACGTTCGAGCTGTAGTTCGCGTTCGTGATGAGCGCGCCGATTTCAGCCAGGCACTTTTCAGCGAGGGCGTTGGAGGCGGTCGGGACGAAGGCGTTCGAGAGGAACTGGGCGCCATACATCTTGACGTCGAGGGGCGAGAAGCGGCTCGACACCTTGAAGTGCTTGAGGGTGACGTTGGCGGCGGTGATCGTCGCGTCGTCCTGGGTGAGGTAGCCGCCGGTCGAGAACTCGGTGGCGGTGGAGGTGCCGATCAGCGGAACCTGGACCGTCTTGCCAGCGCCGGATTCGGCAGCGGTGAAGACGGACGAGAAGGCGCGGAGGGCCGGGAGCTTGCCCTTGAGGGAAGCGATGACGCTCTCAGCGAGGACGCTAGGAGCAACAGCGATGGAATTAGCCATGGTGTGTTAGTATTGGGTGAGGGTTGAGGGGAAAATTAGATGCAAGCCTTGATGATGGCGTTGCGGTGAGCGGCGAAGTATTCGTTGCGCTCTTTGCTGCCGACGGGCAGGGACATGAAGGTGGCGAGGTGGTCGACGGCTTCGGCGGTGGGCTTGCCATCCGCGGGGCTGAGTTCGACCGGGGACACGCCGACGGAGGCCACGATCTTGGCGGCTTCCTTGGAGGCGCTGACCTTGCTGGCTTCGTGCTCGGCGACGAGGGCCTTGAAGGACTCGGACTCCTTGACGGCCACTTCGAGGGCGGCGGTCAGTTCGGCGAGCTTGGCGTCCTTGGACGCGGCTTCGACCTTGAGGCTTTCTAGTTCGGCAGAGACGCCGACCGTCATCTTTTCCACAGTCGTGCGGAGGTCGTCGCGTTCGGCGGTAAGGCCAGAGACTGCGGCGGTGGCGGCGAGGAGTTGCTCTTCGATGGTCATCTTAGATTTGCGGTTAATGGAATTAGAACGAACGCAGGGCGTCGTTGAAAGAGTCGGCCAAGCCAGTCACCAAGCCCTGGGCG